TGAAGGGAGATTCTATCGATGTGGTCAATGGAAGACGGTTACCAGAGATAGGGCTTATGCATAAAAAATAAGCCCGTGTAAGGGAGATTTAGGGTGTCACCAGTAGGGGCTTTCAACGGTACAATGCGGGTTTGAGCGGCATAAATTACCACTGAAAGCCCTTAAACGTTACTCTACTGTGGACACTGTGTGGACACTCTCGGCCTCAGTACCACCTCTTAGCGGATTAAGAGAAATGGCGTCCTGAAGGTACTCTGGCGCAAAATGAGCGTAAACCATAGTTTGCTCAATCCGCGTGTGACCTAGTATCCGTTGTAGCGTGATAATACTTCCTCCATTAATCATGAAATGAGTGGCAAAGCTGTGCCTTAGTGCATGTGTGGCTTGCCCCATTGGCAAATCCGGTTTTATTGCTTTCATTGTTCGTCTGAAGCGAGGGTAATCAGCATCAGGGAATAAAAAACCTCGTTTGTTATCCGCGATCATTTTGGCAACAGCCTCTGAGATCGGGACGGTGCGTGGTTTGTTTGTTTTCGTTTTAACAAACGTGACGCGGTTATGGATGATATTTTCTGCTTTCAAACGAGCTGCTTCTCCCCAACGTGCTCCAGTACTCAGGCAAAGAATCGCAATCTTTTTGTTGTCGCCGTCAAGAGCAGCAAGCAGTAAGGCAATTTCTTCCTGCGTGAGATAGCCTGTGTCTGGTTTTTCCTCCTTAAGCCTTTTTGTCCCTCTGATAGGGTGCTCACCAAAGAATAACTCCGCTTCAATCAGGGCTGTAAACATGCCGCTAATACATGTTAAATCACGATTGATACTCGAAGGTTTAATACCCTGACTTCTTCGGGTGGCGCAGTACTGGCTGATAAGCGATTTCGTAATTTGAAATGCGCATGGGTCATTCGTTATTTTTGTGAAGATTTCAATTTTTCCAAGATTAGATTTCCCATGCTCTTCGTGTTTACCCTTTAAATCCCACCAGATCTGTGTCAGCTCCGACAGACGTCGCTTGTCTGTTGGTTTTGATAGCCATTCTTTATTGTGGTGGTTGTACAACGTGTATTTCTCGAAAGCGACAGCTTCGCTTTTCTTATCAAACTTCCTACGGATGCGTTTTCCATTACGTCCAGTAGGGCGGATGTCCACTTCATATCGACCATCATCGAGTTTTTTGATTGCCATCAGAAAACCCTCCGAGTGGTGTGTTTTTTTGCGACTACTAATCGCTTTTTTCGTGGTGGCTGAAATTTAGCCACCAATAGTAGGCACTTGTGATGAATATATTCACGATGAATTGTTAACCAGTCTTTTGACCGGAGTGGGGCGACGTTGTTTCGTTTTGCCCAAAGTGTGCGAGAGCGGGCGCAATTTGCCCGGACTCAGGAGCGATCTGATTGGTCATGAACCATAAAGTGTATTTGGTGAATTGTGGGGTCTGCAGGATGTTCATCATGACATCTGTTGGAGGTGTTGAACGACCACTTTCATAGTAACTCAGCGTGCCATACGGAACCCCTGTTAAATCAGCAAGTTGTTGTCTGCTCAAATACTCTGATTTTCGCATTAAGACTATCTTCTCGCTTATCGTGTTTGACATGGTGTTTAGATCTCAATAGTATTTAGTTTAGATGTAGATTGTTTAGTGCTTGGATGTGGGCACTAAAAGGCATTATAAGACATTAAACGCAATTCATGAGGGCTAGAGGACGACATGAGCAAGCAAGTAACACTCATGACTGATGCGATTCCTTATCAGGAGCTCGCAAAACTAATAGGAAAATCGACAGGAGCGGTTCGTCGGATGATCGATAAAGGAAAGCTGCCTGTAATTGATATGACCGATCCACAATCAGCTTCAGGTCGTGCAGGTGAATATTGGGTATACCTTCCGGCATGGAATAACGGACTAAAACTGGCTTATGAAAGCCGACCTAAAGAGATTCGTGACGGCTGGTTGATGTGGTTAGGTCTCGGTGAACCACGTTAAGGAGAACCGTATGAATGAGCCTCGTTGTATTGCTCAGTTACTGCGTAACGAAAGCCCCAGGGCGATTGACTTCACCATCACCCACGGTAAGGGGCGTAAGGGAATCATTATCCGCACCAAAAAACAGAGTCCGTTAAAAAAGGCTCTGACCTTTCTGAAAAGCCGGAGGGTATGGAAATGACAGTGATGACGCTCAATCTCGTTGAAAAACAGCCAGCAGCTATGCGCCGGATAATTGGTAAGCATCTTGCCGTTCCTCGCTGGCAGGATACATGTGATTATTATAATCAGATGATGGAGCGCGAACGGCTAACAGTTTGCTTTCATGCGCAGTTAAAACAGCGTCACGCAACGATGCGTTTTGAAGAAATGAACGACGTCGAACGTGAACGACTGGTATGTGCAATTGATGAATTGCGTGGGGCATTCTCAAAACGTCGTCAGGTCGGTGCAAGTGAGTATGCATATATTAGTTTTTTAACAGTCAGTCAGCGTCGTACTTTATTTATGCATGCCGGATTGACTGAAAAAGAATTTAACCAGCCATACTGGCGAATTAATGAAGAGTCATGTTACTGGCGTGATGCTTTATTCCGTGCATTACGTGAATTATTCAGCCTGTTTGAGTATGCACCGACAATTCTGACGTCGGTAAAACCAGAGCAATATCTGCATTAAGTAATTAACCAGAGTTTTTAACGCACTTAATCGTGCGGGGCTTCTTTTTGCCTGGAGAAAGTCATGCATACAGTTTCTGAAAATCAGTGCGGTAAATACGCATTACTGCTGCAACAGGCCAGAACCGAAGCACAGGCCGACGCTGCGACGCGCTTTTCTTCTCATCTTGACGCCATGATTCGCCACATCACAAAGGCGGAGTTATCCCGCGTGGAGATAGTTGAGCTGCTCAGTCAGGAGTCGGAAAAATTTCACAATATCGGATTGTCTCGCGGGGAGGTGCTTTGATGTCCTGTTCTCGTTCGGTTGTATTACTGAATAACGCCTTAAAAATCGCCGTTATGAAAAATGGTGATTTGTCTCTTATTCAACTTGGTATTGATAAAGAGAAGCGCGAAATAACTGAATCTGTTATCGCGATTTATCAGAGTGAATTAAACCTCCTGTCTGATGTGGTCAATTTACTTGTTAAACGCGCTGTATTCCACAAGCAAATTTCCTCAGTGGATGAACTGACAAAATTAACGACAGAACTCGCCAGTTATTGCGCTGATGAATTTAAGAAGCTGAACGACAAAAGGAGCTGGTAATGCCGGACAACGTGGATTTTATTCAGGAACAACAGGCTGAATTACTGGAGCGCCAGATTAACGCGGTAAGGGTAAAACATTGCGGTGTTTCTGCGCTGGTTTGCGAAGAGTGTGACGCGCCAATACCTGCTGCCCGTCGTGCGGCTTATCCGTCAGCCACGCGTTGTGTTTCCTGTCAGTCAGTCTTTGAAGCAAAAAACAAACATTACCGGAGAACGGCATGAGTATTCGTATTGAAATTGGCGAACGTTATGTCGTTACCAGTGACAGCTTTCAGTTTATTCTCCACGAGAAAAAGAGAGCGGAAAGCGGTAAAAACGCCGGTCAGGAATGGCTGGCGGTGGTTGGTTATTACCCGAAATTAGGCCAGCTCGTTTCCGGCCTGATGCATCACGATATTCTGACCGGAAGCGCAAAATCTTTTGCTGATTTAAACGCGCAGGTTGAGCAACTCAGCAAGCGTTGTTCAGAGGCTTTTGGCTCATATGGCCGTTAAAGCCTCCGGGTGTTTTGTCCCTCCGTCAGCATTTACCGCAGGCACCGGTAAGGCATTTACCGGTGCTTATGCATGGAACGCGCCACGCGAGGCTGTCGGGCGCGAAAGACCTCTTACACGTGACGAGATGCGTCAGGTGCAAGGTGTTTTATCCACGATTAACCGCCTGCCTTACTTTTTGCGCTCGCTGTTTACTTCACGCTATGACTACATCCGGCGCAATAAAAGCCCGGTGCACGGGTTTTATTTCCTCACATCTACTTTTCAGCGTCGTTTATGGCCGCGCATTGAGCGTGTGAATCAGCGCCATGAAATGAACACCGACGCGTCGTTGCTGTTTCTGGCAGAGCGTGACCACTATGCGCGCCTGCCGGGAATGAATGACAAGGAGCTGAAAAAGTTTGCCGCCCGTATCTCATCGCAGCTTTTCATGATGTATGAGGAACTCTGCGATGCATGGGTTGATGCGCATGGTGAAAAAGAATCGCTGTTTACGGATGAGGCGCAGGCTCACCTGTATGGTCATGTTGCTGGCGCTGCACGTGCTTTCAATATTTCCCCGCTCTACTGGAAAAAATACCGTAAAGGACAGATGACCACGAGGCAGGCATATTCTGCCATTGCCCGTCTGTTTAACGATGAGTGGTGGACTCATCAGCTTAAAGGCCAGCGTATGCGCTGGCATGAAGCGTTACTGATAGCTGTCGGGGAGGTCAATAAAGACCGTTCTCCTTATGCCAGTAAACACGCCATTCGTGATGTGCGTGCGCGCCGCCAGGCAAATCTGGAATTTCTTAAATCGTGTGACCTTGAAAACAGGGAAACCGGCGAGCGCATCGACCTTATCAGTAAGGTGATGGGCAGTATTTCTAATCCTGAAATTCGCCGGATGGAGCTGATGAACACCATTGCCGGTATTGAGCGTTACGCCGCTGCAGAGGGTGATGTGGGGATGTTTATCACGCTGACCGCGCCGTCAAAGTATCACCCGACACGTCAGGTAGGAAAAGGCGAAAGTAAAACCGTGCAGCTTAATCACGGCTGGAACGATGAGGCATTTAATCCAAAGGATGCGCAGCGTTATCTCTGCCGTATCTGGAGCCTGATGCGCACGGCATTCAAGGATAATGATTTACAGGTCTACGGTTTGCGTGTCGTCGAGCCACACCACGACGGAACGCCGCACTGGCATATGATGCTTTTTTGTAATTCACGCCAGCGTAACCAGATTATCGAAATCATGCGTCGCTATGCGCTCAAAGAGGATGGCGACGAAAGAGGAGCCGCGCGAAACCGTTTTCAGGCAAAACACCTTAACCGGGGCGGTGCTGCGGGATATATCGCGAAATACATTTCAAAAAACATCGACGGCTATGCACTGGATGGTCAGCTCGATAACGACACCGGCAGGCCGCTGAAAGACACTGCAGCGGCTGTTACCGCATGGGCGTCAACGTGGCGCATCCCGCAATTTAAAACGGTTGGCCTGCCGACAATGGGGGCTTACCGTGAACTACGCAAATTGCCGCGCGGCGTCAGCATTGCTGATGAGTTTGACGAGCGCGTCGAGGCTGCACGCGCCGCCGCAGACAGTGGTGATTTTGCGTTGTATATCAGCGCGCAGGGTGGGGCAAATGTCCCGCGCGATTGTCAGACTGTCAGAGTCGCCCGTAGCCCGTCGGATGAAGTTAACGAGTACGAGGAAGAAGTCGAGAGAGTGGTCGGCATTTACGCGCCGCATCTCGGCGCGCGTCATATTCATATCACCAGAACGACGGACTGGCGCATTGTGCCGAAAGTTCCGGTCGTTGAGCCTTTGACTTTAAAAAGCGGCATCGCCGCGCCTCGGAGTCCTGTCAATAACTGTGGAAAGCTCACCGGTGGTGATACTTCGTTACCGGCTCCCACACCTTCTGAACACGCCGCAGCAGTGCTTAATCTGGTTGATGACGGTGTTATCGAATGGAGTGACCCGGAGGTTGTGAGGGCGCTCAGAGGTGCATTAAAATGCGGACTGAGAACACCAAATCGTCAGCAAAGAAACGGAAGTCCGTTAAAACCGCATGAAATAGCGCCATCAGCCAGGCTGACCAGGTCGGAACGATTGCAAATTACCCGTATTCGCGTTGATCTTGCTCAGAACGGTATCAGACCTCAGCGATGGGAGCTTGAGTCGCTGGCGCGTGGGGCAACCGTAAATTATGACGGGAAAAAATTCACGTATCCGGTCGCTGATGAGTGGCCGGGATATTCAACTATAACAGAGTGGAATCAATTTGATGACGGGTAATCGAATGGAATGATCCGGCGGTCGTGAGGGCGCTCAGAGGTGCATTAAAACACGGTCTGAGAATACCAAATCGTCAGCAAAGAAACGGAAGTCCGTTAAAACCGCTTGCATTTGTGCCATCGCGAGGCTGATCAAATCAGGTTTGTGATAAATTACTAGTATTTATATAGACCTCGCTCAGTATGGCATCACACAGAAGTAATGTAAGCGTGGGGGGCGTGGTGTACCATTGATATACGACGGTCGAAAATTTACATAGCCGATTTCCTGTGATTGGTTTTCGTTATGCACTCTTTTCTGAAGAGATTAACTACTGATAGACTCAGGTTGGATGTCAGAATCGCTATAGATTTCTTGCTATATATGTATTTTTCAATGAAAATGATCTCTGATTTAAACTGTAGTAAGGTGATTGGTATGGATGGTTTATGGGAAAAAATATCGTCATATAATATATTTAATAATCTTTTTCCAGGTGCTCTTTTTATTTATCTTCTTGAGAGAATGACGAATATCGTTTTATCTGGCGATGATTTAATAAAAAATGTTGTCCTCTATTATTTTGTTGGCTTAGTCATTGGCCGGATTGGTTCTATCGTATTGGAACCTTTTTTAAAACTATCGCGTTTGATTAAGTTTGCTCCTTATAAAGATTATGTGTCAGCATGTGGTGTGGATGGAAAAATTGAAACTTTGCAAGAGATTGCGAATATGTATAGGACGATATTTTCAATGTCAATTATTCTTTTGGCGACATTGTGCGTTGTAGGACGGTTTACTGGCGAGACATATGGCTTATCTAAAATAACGTTGGCGGTTTTTGCTATTTTGTTTGTTGTCTCATATATTAAACAAATAAGATACATAATATATAGAGTAAATGCTGTTAATAATAAGCTGCCGTAAGGCAGCTTTTGAATTATTCTTCGGTTCTATAGTTACTAATGTATGATCGTGGAGTGGCTGTTTTCCATCCTGCCCTTTCAGGAGCATTATAAAAATGGTACTTACCAAGCCCCTCGGTGGCGATAACTTTCGCTCCTCGTCGAGTAAAGGCATTAATTACAGCTTGATGGGGATGTTTATCTGAACCTGGGGCACATGATACAAATGCGGTTATCTCCCTTTTTTCGCCTTCATTTACAATGTTACCAACAAGTTTATCGAGAACATCAGGGCCTACATTTCTCCGGCTACCATGATGAGGTACTTGAATGAATCTTAATGATTCTTTATTAATGTATTGGGAGGCTTGATCTAAGGCTGTTATACCAGCATCGCCAGTGAACACTAACGTTCTTCCATCAATCTCAAGTTTCAAAATGACACTTGAGTTATTTTGTGCCGAGGTGGTATCTTCATTATCAATACCTTCATCAGTAAACCATTCAGCAACGTAATCAATAAATTTCTTCGTTTTTTCAACTACAGACTCAAAGACTGCTTTTAGTACTTCAAATCCAGCTGTATCCTCAGCTTTTTTGGGCATTCTTGCGAAATCAGGTATTAGAGTCTCATAGTAAGATTGGGTTGGCCCGATAACAACCAGAGTAGCATTATCCCAGGTCATTCCTTGAAAAGGCTCTTTTATTTCAATTCCTTTTTTTTCCGCTAATTTGACAGCGTCATAAGCTTTTTGTAAGTTTTCTTTCATTCGATTTGCAATACTGGCATCAGTTATCCTGCCATCTGCAAACTCACTTGCGAGACCTTGATTATGTTCCCAAGGCTTATGAATCCAAAACTCTTTTACTTCTGCATTTTCTAGAACAGATGTAAGTCCACCGACGTGGTCACCATCGGGGTGTGTGGAGATAAGCAAGTCAATAGTTTTTGTGCGGTAGTATTTTTCAATATGCTCAATGACTTGTTCTCCGGTGCTGGCATATCCTGCATCAATAACGACAACTTTTTGTTCATCTCTTGAACCATGTAGGTTTCCCCATCTGATGCAGATCGCATCGCCGCTTTTTTTTTCGCCAACAGCTAGAAAATCAATTTCGTAACCCATTCCATATCCTTATTAAACTGTGAATTAACATGAATCCAAGATGTTAAATCATATGGATAATAACGCAACTTTTCCGCAGTAAACACTGTGAGCGGATTTAATCTCGTCAGAACTAAAAGCAAGTAGTGTGACGAGGGACAATGAGTCTCTTTGGGGCGTTGGCTATGACACTGACGCAACCAGATTAACGCCGTGAGTCAGCAGATTTGTAATCACACCGGCAATGACCCCAGGAGTCCCATCTTTCACCGCACTGATCACTTTATCCCCCATCGTTTCATTTCCACCAAGCACCTCGGGTTTTTTGTTAAGAACTGTGAGCGCTTTTTCAGTAAGTCGAACATCGTAAAAATACGACTGATGGTCTGTGTTGTACTGAATGTACCCGTTTTCACAGAGAAAATTGAATGTACCTTCAACCACACTACGCAACTGATTTAACGCTTTCATTTCTGGTGAGTTAAGTTGGTCAAAGTAGTCATCAGGTAGCGCGGCGTTAAATTTGTCGTAGTTAATCACCTGTGGTACGGGAAAATTTTCCCATAGTACTGCAAAGATTTCCGCCGTTTGTTGGTTAAATAAATCGAGATTTTTCGACATGCAAAATTCCATTTCTTTTGATAATGAGTGGGTTAAACGCTGGACGAGGCAGATTACCACTCTGGCACAAAACAATGATCTTAGTTCACGCGAAGTTGACATATATACCGATAAGCTGGTTGCGCAGGCAACTAGCGTAGAACTCGCTCAGGTCATCAAGATGCTATTGAATTATATTCGAATGAACAAATAAAATGATCTGTATCAATCTGTTAGGTGTCGTTTGTAAAAATGTGTGGACACGATTGTTCTGCTAATTGTTGTCAACATGTGCGTCAACAGTGAGATTGGTGCATTGCGCGGCCAGTGACAACTTTAAAAATTGGCCAAAACCGGCACTATGAATGCCGGTTTTTTTGTGTTTTTTTCTGCGATACTCCTATTTTTAGCAGTGCATGCAATATGTGCGTGGTTTTGCATGTGCCTAAGTTGCATGTTCTGGCTGTGCACCGTCAGGACGGACGCCCCTCAAAAGTGGTAATGCACCTGCATTAAAACCGACCTATGAAGCGGGCGGGCGAGGCGGGGAAAGCACTGCGCGCTGACGGTGGTGCTGATTGTATTTTTTTAGCGTCTCAGCGCGTCGTGACGGCGCTTAGTCTGCCCGTTGAGGCGTTGTGTGTCTGCGGGGTGTTTTGTGCGGTGGTGAGCGTGTGAGGGCGTGATGACGGGATGTAAAAAAGCCGCCCGCAGGCGGCGATGTTCAGCCGTTGTCAGTGTCCAGTGAGTAGTTTTTAAAGCGGATGACCTCCTGACCGAGCCAGCCGTTTATCTCGCGGATCCTGTCCTGTAGCGGGATAAGCTCATTGCGGACAAAGACCTTTGCCACTTTCTCAATATCACCCAGCGACCCGACGTTCTCCGGCTTGCCGCCCATCAACTGAAAGGGGATGCGGTGTGCGTCCAGCAGGTCTGCGGCGCTGGCTTTTTTGATATTAAAAAAATCGTCCTTCGTCGCCACTTCACTGAGGGGGATAATTTTAATGCCGTCGGCTTTCCCCTGCGGGGCATAGAGAAACAGATTTTTAAAGTTATTGCGGCCTTTCGACTTAACCATGTTTTCGCGAAGCATTTCGATATCGTTGCGATCCTGCACGGCATCGGTGACGTACATGATGTATCCGGCATGTGCGCCATTTTCGTAATACTTGCGGCGGAACAGCGTGGCCGACTCATTCAGCCAGGCAGAGTTAAGGGCGCTGAGATATTCCGGCAGGCCGTACAGCTCCTGATTAATATCCGGCTCCAGCAGGTGAAACACGGAGCCGGGCGTGAAGGCTGTCGGCTCGTTGAAGGACGGCACCCACCAGTAAACATCCTCCTCCACGCCACGGCGGGTATATTTTGCCGGTGAGGTTTCCAGTCTGATGACCTTACCGGTGGTGCTGTAACGCTTTTCCAGAAACGCATTACCGAACACCAGAAAATCCAGCACAAAGCGGCTGAAATCCTGCTGGGAAAGCCACGGATGCGGGATAAATGTCGAGGCCAGAATATTGCGTTTGACGTAAATCGGCGAGCTGTGATGCACGGCAGCACGCAGGCTTTTCGCCAGACCGGTAAAGCTGACCGGCGGCTCATACCATCTGCCGTTACTGATGCACTCGACGTAATCCAGAATGTCACGGCGGTCGAGTACCGGCACCGGCTCACCAAAGGTGAATGCCTCCATTTTCGGGGCGCTGGCGGTCATTTTTTTTGCCGCAGGTTGCGGTGTTTTCCCTTTTTTCTTGCTCATCAGTAAAACTCCAGAATGGTGGATGTCAGCGGGGTGCTGATACCGGCGGTGAGTGGCTCATTTAACAGGGCGTGCATGGTCGCCCAGGCGAGGTCGGCGTGGCTGGCTTCCTCGCTGCGGCTGGCCTCATAGGTGGCGCTGCGTCCGCTGCTGGTCATGGTCTTGCGGATAGCCATAAACGAGCTGGTGATGTCGGTGGCGCTGACGTCATATTCCAGACAGCCACGGCGGATGACGTCTTTTGCCTTGAGCACCATTGCGGTTTTCATTTCCGGCGTGTAGCGGATGTCGCGCGCGGCGGGATAGAACGAGCGCACGAGCTGGAACACGCCGACACCGAGGCCGGTGGCATCAATACCGATGTATTCGACGTTGTATTTTTCGGTGAGTTTGCGGATGGATTCAGCCTGGGTGGCAAAGTCCATGCCTTTCCACTGGTGACGCTCAAGTATTCTGAATTTGCCACCGGCCACCACCGGCGGTGCCAGCACCACGCATCCGGCGCTGTCGCCACGGTGTGACGGGTCGTAACCAATCCATACCGGGCGGGAGCCGAACGGATTGGCGGCAAACGGCGCATAGTCTTCCCATTCTTCCAGCGTGTCGACCATGCAGCGTTGCAGCTCCTCGAACGGGAACACCGACGCCTTGTCGTCAACAAATTCACACATGAACAGGTTTTTAAAATCGTCGGCGCTGTTTTCACGTTTGAGCTGCTCAATGTCGAACAGCGTGCAGCCACCTTTCAGGGCGTCCTCAATGGTGACAATCTGCCGCCACTGGCCGTCCGCACAGAGAAGACCTCCGGCAAGGGCGTTATGACTGATGTCGATTTCCACGCGTTCGGCGGCGCTGGCGCGTCCCCGGTTGAACAGTTCACCCGACCAGAACGGGTAGGCGTCGTGCGCCAGCGTGGACGGGGTGGAGAAATAGGTCGAGCGCAGGTGACTCTGTGAGGCCATACCTGATGCCACCTTACGCAGTACCTGAAAATTCGGGATCCAGAAAATCTCATCGACGTACAGGTCGCCGTTATGGCTCTGTGCGGTGTTGGAGTTGGTGCCGAGAAAAATCAGTTTTGCGCTGTTATTGCCCAGGACAATCGGGTCACCGGTCAGGTCAACGTCAACCAGCCGGGCAAAGGCAATGATGTATTCGCGGAACACATACGCCTGCGTTTTACTGGCCGACAGAAAAATCTGGTTATGGCCGGTTTTCAGGGCGCGCAGCAGCGCCTCGCGGGAAAAATAAAACGTCGCGCCAATCTGGCGGGATTTCAGGATATCGCGGATGCGGTGCTCAAGCCCGGCGCGATACCAGTGCAACTGATAGTCGAAAGACTGCTCAAAGAAAATCTGCTCCAGCTTTTCGATGGCCTCGTCACTGAAAAAATTCTTTTTCGGTTTGCGACGCCCGCCTTTGTTGCGGTTAGCGACGTTCGGATTAAGGTCTGCCTCGTTGCCGGTCTGACTGTAGCGGTTTACCCGTGCCAGTCGTTCAATCTGGCGTCCGAGCAGGTCAATTTCCTTGAAGTCACCACCGGTTTTCTGCGGTTTGATGATGAGCTGGGTCAGTCGCGCTTCCAGACTCATTTCGACACGGCTGATGGGGGCAACGCTGTCCCAGCCGTCGCGCTGTTTCCAGCTCTGCACCGTCGGGCGTTTCATCTGCAACATGGCGGCAATCTGCGGCACGGAAAACCCCTGCCAGTACAGCAGCGCCGCCTGACGACGCGGGTCGTGTAAAAGAGTGGTGTCTGTGGTGATGGTCATGAATACCTCGCCGTGATGAATACACGGCAAGGCTACTGAGTCGCGCCCCGCGATTCGCTAAGGTGCTGTTGTGTCAGTGATAAGCCATCCGGGACTGATGGCGGAGGATGCGCATCGTCGGGAAACTGATGCCGACATGTGACTCCTCTAATCACTATTCAGGACTCCTGACAATGGCAAAAAAAGTCTCAAAATTCTTTCGTATCGGCGTTGAGGGTGACACCTGTGACGGGCGTGTCATCAGTGCGCAGGATATTCAGGAAATGGCCGAAACCTTTGACCCGCGTGTCTATGGTTGCCGTATTAACCTGGAACATCTGCGCGGCATCCTGCCTGACGGTATTTTTAAACGTTATGGTGATGTGGCCGAACTGAAGGCCGAAAAGATTGACGATGATTCGGCGCTGAAAGGCAAATGGGCGCTGTTTGCGAAAATCACCCCGACCGATGACCTTATCGCGATGAACAAGGCCGCGCAGAAGGTCTACACCTCAATGGAAATTCAGCCGAACTTTGCCAACACCGGCAAATGTTATCTGGTGGGGCTGGCCGTCACCGATGACCCGGCAAGCCTCGGCACGGAATACCTGGAATTCTGCCGCACGGCAAAACACAACCCCCTGAACCGCTTCAAATTAAGCCCTGAAAACCTGATTTCAGTGGCAACGCCCGTTGAGCTGGAATTTGAAGACCTGCCTGAAACCGTGTTCACCGCCCTGACCGAAAAGGTGAAATCCATTTTTGGCCGCAAACAGGCGAGCGATGACGCCCGTCTGAATGACGTGCATGAAGCGGTGACCGCTGTCGCTGAACATGTGCAGGAAAAACTGAGCGCCACTGAGCAGCGCCTCGCTGAGATGGAAACCGCATTTTCCGCACTTAAGCAGGAGGTGACAGACAGGGCGGATGAAACCAGCCAGGCATTCACCCGCCTGAAAAACAGTCTCGACCACACCGAAAGTCTGACCCAGCAGCGCCGCAGCAAGGCCACCGGCGGTGGCGGTGACGCCCTGATGACGAACTGCTGACCGGCGTCAGTCCAGGAAAACCTTCACGATTAACCCTTAATTTCAGGAATAACTATGCGCCAGGAAACCCGCTTTAAATTTAATGCCTACCTGTCCCGTGTTGCCGAACTGAACGGCATCGACGCCGGTGATGTGTCGAAAAAATTCACCGTTGAACCGTCGGTCACCCAGACCCTGATGAACACCATGCAGGAGTCCTCTGATTTTCTGACCCGCATCAATATTGTGCCGGTCAGCGAAATGAAAGGGGAAAAAATTGGTATTGGTGTCACCGGCTCCATCGCCAGCACCACCGACACCGCCGGTGGCACCGAGCGTCAGCCGAAGGACTTCTCGAAGCTGGCGTCAAACAAGTACGAATGCGACCAGATTAACTTCGATTTTTATATCCGCTACAAAACGCTTGACCTGTGGGCGCGTTATCAGGATTTCCAGCTCCGTGTCCGTAACGCCATTATCAAACGCCAGTCCCTTGATTTAATCATGGCCGGTTTTAACGGCGTGAGGCGTGCCGAAACCTCTGACCGCAGCAGTAATCCGATGCTACAGGATGTGGCGGTCGGCTGGCTGCAGAAATACCGCAATGAAGCACCGGCGCGCGTGATTAGCAAGGTCACTGACGAGGAAGGGCACACCACCTCTGAGGTTATCCGCGTGGGTAAGGGCGGTGATTATGCCAGCCTTGACGCACTGGTGATGGATGCGACCAACAACCTGATTGAGCCGTGGTATCAGGAAGACCCTGACCTTGTGGTGATTGTGGGACGTCAGCTACTGGCGGACAAGTATTTTCCCATCGTCAACAAGGAGCAGGACAACAGCGAAATGCTGGCCGCTGACGTCATCATCAGCCAGAAACGCATCGGTAACCTGCCGGCGGTACGCGTCCCGTACTTCCCGGCGGATGCGATGCTCATCACGAAGCTGGAAAACCTGTCCATCTACTACATGGATGACAGCCATCGCCGCGTGATTGAGGAAAACCCGAAACTCGACCGCGTGGAGAACTACGAGTCAATGAACATTGATTACGTGGTGGAGGACTACGCCGCCGGTTGTCTGGTGGAAAAAATCAAGGTCGGTGATTTCTCCACACCGGCTAAGGCGACCGCAGAGCCGGGAGCGTAACCGATGACGAGTCCCGCACAGCGCCACATGATGCGGGTCTCGGCAGCGATGACCGCGCAGCGGGAAGCCGCCCCGCTGCGACATGCAACTGTCTATGAGCAGATGCTGGTTAAGCTCGCCGCAGACCAGCGTACACTGAAAGCGATTTATTCAAAAGAGCTGAAGGCCGCGAAAAAACGCGAACTGCTGCCGTTCTGGTTGCCGTGGGTGAACGGCGTGCTGGAGCAGGGCAAAGGTGCACAGGATGACATTCTGATGACGGTCATGCTGTGGCGTCTGGATACCGGCGATATTGCCGGTGCGCTGGAGATTGCCCGTTATGCCCTGAAGTACGGTCTGACCATGCCGGGTAAACACCGCCGCACCCCGCCGTACATGTTCACCGAGGAGGTGGCGCTTGCGGCCATGCGTGCTCACGCTGCCGGTGAGTCTGTGGATACCCGCCTGCTGACGGACACCCTTGAACTGACCGCCACGGCTGACATGCCTGATGAAGTGCGCGCAAAGCTGCACAAAATCACCGGTCTGTTTCTGCGTGATGGTGGTGATGCCGCCGGTGCGCTGGCTCACCTGCAACGTGCGACACAGCTCGACTGTCAGGCAGGCGTCAAAAAAGAGATTGAACGACTGGAGCGGGAGCTGAAACCGAAGCCGGAGCCGCAGCCAAAAGCGGCCACCCGCGCCCCGCGTAAGACCCGGAGCGTGACACCGGCAAAACGTGGACGCCCGAAAAAGAAAGCCAGTTAACAACCGAATGCGCCCCGCGCCAGGGCGGCACGCCGGTCAGTGAGGGTGAATTACCTGACACTGCACCGGCGTCCACCGCCCGACTTTTCAGAGGTAGTCATGATGACGCTGATTATTCCGCGAAAGGAGGCTCCCGTGTCCGGTGAGGGTACGGTGGTCATCCCGCAACCGGCAGGCGACGAGCCGGTGATTAAAAACACGTTCTTTTTTCCCGATATCGACCCGAAGCGCGTCCGGGAACGTATGCGCCTTGAGCAGACCGTCGCCCCCGCCCGTCTGCGTGAGGCCATCAAGTCAGGCATGGCGGAGACGAATGCGGAGCTGTACGAGTACCGCGAACAGAAAATTGCCGCCGGTTTTACGCGTCTGGCGGACGTCCCGGCGGACGACATCGACGGTGAAAGCATCAAAGTTTTTTACTACGAGCGCGCCGTGTCTGCGATGGCGACCGCGTCGCTTTATGAGCGTTATCGCGGCGTGGATGCCAGTGCGAAAGGTGACAAGAAGGCTGACAGCATTGACAGCACCATTGATGAACTGTGGCGGGATATGCGCTGGGCGGTGGCGCGTATCCAGGACAAACCGCGCTGCATCGTGAGTCAAATCTGATGAAGACCTTTGCGCTACAGGGCGACACGCTCGACGCCATTTGTGTCCGGTATTACGGGCGCACTGAGGGCGTGGTTGAGACCGTGCTCGTCGCAAATCCGGGACTGGCTGAACTGGGTGCAGTGCTGCCACACGGCACCGCCGTCGAACTGCCCGACGTTCAGACCGCGCCCGTGGCTGAAACTGTCAATCTGTGGGAGTAACGCATGACAGCAGAAGAAAAAAGCGTCCTGTCGCTTTTCATGATTGGGGTGCTGATTGTTGTCGGCAAGGTGCTTGCCGGTGGTGAACCCATCACCCCGCGTCTGTTTATCGGGCGCATGTTGCTCGGTGGTTTTGTCTCGATGGTTGCCGGTGTTGTTCTGGTGCAGTTTCCTGACCTGTCACTGCCTGCGGTGTGCGGCATCGGCTCCATGCTGGGTATCGCCGGTTATCAGGTGATTGAGATTGCCATTCAGCGCCGTTTTAAGGGCAGGGGGAAACCGTAATGCCGGTAATTAACACGCATCAGAATATCGCCGCCTTTCTCGACATGCTGGCCGTGTCCGAAGGGACGGCGAATCATCCGCTGACGAAAAACCGTGGCTATGACGTGATAGTCACCGGACTGGACGGGAAGCCGGAAATCTTCACCGACTACAGTGACCACCCGTTCGCGCATGGCCGACCGGCGAAGGTGTTTAACCGTCGCGGTGAAAAATCCACGGCCTCCGGTCGCTATCAGCAGCTTTACCTGTTCTGGCCGCATTACCGCAAACAGCTTGCCCTGCCGGATTTCAGTCCGTTGTCACAGGACAGGCTCGCCATTCAGTTGATCCGCGAACGCGGTGCACTGGATGACATCCGGGCGGGACGCATTGAGCGCGCCATTTCACGCTGTCGCAATATCTGGGCGTCCCTGCCGGGTGCCGGTTACGGTCAGCGTGAGCATTCACTGGAAAAACTGGTCACCGTCTGGCGTACCGCTGGCGGCGTACCGGCTTAAACGGAGTCAACACCATGAAGAAATTATCCCTTTCACTGATGCTGAACGTGTCGCTGGCGCTGATGCTGGCACTGTCCCTGATTTACCCGCAGAGCGTGGCCGTCAGTTTTGTCGCCGCCTGGGCGATTCTGGCGACGGTTATCTGTGTGGTTGCCGGCGGTGTCGGCGTGTATGCCACAGAGTATGTACTGGAACGCTACGGGCGAGAGCTGCCGCCGGAATCGCTGGCCGTGAAGATTGTCACGTCGCTGTTTTTGCAGCCGGTGCCGTGGCGCAGACGGGCGGTGGCTCTGGTAGTGATGGTGGCGACGTTTATCTCGCTGGTCGCTGCCGGGTGGATTTTTACCGCGCTGATTTATCTCGTGGTATCGCTGTTCTTCCGGCTGATACGTACGGCCTGCCGTCAGCGTTTTGAGGGGCGGGAACCATGTCAAAGCTGATGACTGTGCTGGTCGTGTTGTTATCGCTGGCGGTGGCCGGTCTGTTTCTGGTGAAACATAAAAATGCCAGCCTGCGCGCCTCGCTGGACAGGGCGAACAACGTCGCCAGTGAACAGCAGACGACCATCACCATGCTGAAAAATCAGCTTCATGTTGCCCTCACCAGGGCAGACAAAAACGAGATGGCGCAGGTGGCACTGCGTCAGGAACTGGAGAACGCCGCGAAGCGTGAAGCACAGCGCGAGAAAACCATCACGAGGTTACTTAATGAAAACGAAGATTTTCGCCGCTGGTACGGTGCTGACCTGCCTGATGCTGTGCGCCGGTTGCACCAGCGCCCCGCCTGCACCGACGCCAGTGATTGTCCACAACGCCTGCCCGAAAGTGAGCCTTTGCCCGATGCCGGGCAGTGACCCGCAGAAGAACGGCGATTTAAGTGCCGATATCCGGCAGCTTGAGAACGCGCTGGCACGCTGTGCCAGCCAGGTAAAAATGATTAAACACTGTCAGGACGAAAACGATGCTCAAACCCGACAGCCTGCGCAGGGCGCTGACTGATGCCGTCACGGTACTGAAAACTAACCCCGATATGCTGCGGATATTCGTGGATAACGGGAGTATTGCCTCCACACTGGCGACGTCGCTGTCATTCGAAAAGCGTTACACGCTCAATGTCATTGTGACCGACTTTACCGGTGATTTTGACCTGCTCATCGTGCCGGTGCTGGCGTGGCTGCGGGAAAATCAGCCCGACATCATGACCACTGACGAAGGCCAGAAAAAGGGCTTCACGTTTTATGCAGACATCAACAATGACAGCAGCTTTGATATCAGCATCAGCCTGATGCTGACCGAGCGCACGCTGGTCAGTGAGGTGGACGGCGCGCTGCATGTGAAGAATATCCCGGAACCCACGCCGCCGGAGCCGGTCACCCGCCCGATGGAGCTTTATATCAATGGCGAACTGGTGAGCAAGTGGGATGAATGAGTTCAAGCGTTTTGAAGACCGGCTGACCGGACTGATTGAGTCGCTGTCACCGTCAGGGCGTCGGCGACTGAGTGCCGAACTGGCGAAACGTCTGCGGCAGAGTCAGCAGCGTCGGGTGATGGCTCAGAAAGCCCCGGACGGCACACCCTACGCGCCACGCCAGCAGCAGAGCGTCAGAAAAAAGACCGGTCGCGTTAAGCGAAAAATGTTTGCGAAACTTATTACCAGTCGTTTTTTGCATATCCGTGCCAGCCCGGAGCAGGCATCAATGGAATTTTACGGCGGGAAGTCGCCGAAAATCGCCAGTGTGCATCAGTTTGGTCTGTCGGAAGAAAACCGGAAAGACGGTAAGAAAATTGATTATCCGGCGCGTCCTTTGCTCGGCTTTACCGGTAAGGATGTGCAGATGATTGAAGAGATTATCCTGGCTCACCTCGATCGTTAGTTGTGCAATTTTTTTACGCTTTATTGCTGAGTTGTTGATTGTTGTATAACACTCTTTGTATTTTCGTCGGATAAGTTTTAATTGCCACTTGAAAATATACAGTCGATTGGGGCATAAGGATTCATCAATGGTGATCGTTTGAATGTTTAAGGCCGCGATAAAATGTCGCGGCCAGTTTTTTCCGTTTGCGAACTGACCAGGTTGTTATCTGGTTAAATAAGTGAGCTCACTCTCTTTAGGTATTAGCTGAGTGTCTCCTCCCCATTCGTTCATGATGTTTTTTCTCGCATTCCAGTATTCTTGGTAAGTATCTTGATGAACAGTGTAGATACTTGCTAAAAGCCAGTGTTGATACTTAAGAGTCGTGTATTGGTATTCTTCTATTATCGGTAAAATGAATAAGTTTTTTTGCTTTAGTGAGATTAAATATTCTTTTGTTTGTTTGGTGGTTCTGTCATTGTTTAAGATTCTTTCAATCTTAAATGAAAAGCCGTGCATGTTTATATTTCTTTGGAGGTGCATGAATGATGATATTGATGGGGCGATCATGTTTTGATGCGTCAGGATGTTTCTTAAGTCCTCCATTAATTTTATTACTGGATTATTTCGGAATTCATGATTGATGAATGCCTCTGATTTGATTTTAATGTCGGCAATATTTAATGCTTTTGTTTTAAGTAGGTTGCGCGTTGAATCTCTAAATGATAATGCTGAAGATATATAATTGAAAAGGTGTCTTGATATGTTTAAATGTTCTTTTTTAAATTTGTCTCTGTTAAATGAATGACGGGAAACAATGTCAGGGGAGTTGAATTTGCTTAATTCATGTTGGGCAACTTCGTAATTGGCAATATGCATATGTCCAAGTAAATTGGTGTCGGAGATTTTTAAATACTCTTGGTGGGCGATGGTGTCTTTTTGATTTTCCCAGATTTGATATTTATCCATACTTCAGTTCCTTCTTGATTGTGCCAAAAATGATACAACGGGTTGTAATGGTTTATCGAGTATATATCTCTCATTATTGCCGTATGAGCACATTATCAAATATTCAGGAACTCGCGCGCGCACTGCGCAACATGATACGCACCGGCATTGTCGTCGAAACCGACCTTAACGCCGGTCGCTGCCGTGTGCAGACCGGCGGCATGTGCACCGACTGGCTTCAGTGGCTGACCCATCGCGCCGGGCGTTCGCGCACATGGTGGGCACCTTCCGTGGGGGAACAGGTGCTGATTCTGGCCGTGGGCGGTGAACTCGACACGGCGTTCGTTCTGCCGGGGATTTATTCCGGCGATAACCCCGCGCCGTCTGCGTCGGCGGATGCCCTGCATATCCGTTTCCCTGACGGGGCGGTGATTGAATATGAACCCGAAACCAGTGCACTTACGGTAAGCGGAATTAAAACGGCCAGCGTGACGGCCTCTGATTCTGTTACTGCCACGGTGCCGGTGGTCATGGTGAAAGCATCAACCCGCGTCACCCTGGACACACCGGAGGTGGTCTGCACCAACAGGCTGATTACCGGCACGCTGGAAGTGCAGAAGGGCGGGACGATGCGCGGCAACATTGAACATACCGGCGGTGAACTCTCATCAAACGGTAAGGTACTGCATACCCATAAACACCCCGGCGACAGCGGCGGCACAACCGGGAGTCCTTTATGACAGCGCGTTATCTCGGAATGAATCGCAGTGATGGCCTGACTGTCACTGACCTTGAGCATATCAGCCAGAGTATCGGCGATATCCTGCGTACACCGGTCGGCTCACGGGTGATGCGTCGTGATTACGGCTCGTTGCTGGCATCAATGATTGACCAGCCGCAGACCCCGGCGCTTGAGTTGCAGATTAAGGTCGCCTGTTACATGGCTGTGCTGAAATGGGAACCCCGCGTCACCCTGTCATCCGTCACCACTGAGCGCGGTTTTGACGGGCGAATGACGGTCACGTTAACCGGCCAGCACAACGACACCGGCCAGCCACTTTCGTTAACCATCCCTGTGAGTTGAAACCATGCCGATTATCGACCTGAACCAGCTACCCGCACCGGATGTGGTCGAGGAGCTGGACTTTGAAACCATTCTTGCCGAACGCAAGGCGACACTAATTTCCCTTTACCCGGAAGACCAGCAGGAGGCGGTCGCCCGTACCCTGACGCTGGAATCCGAACCTCTCGTCAAACTGCTGGAGGAAAATGCTTATCGTGAGCTTATCTGGCGTCAGCGTGTGAATGAGGCCGCACGGGCGGTGATGCTGGCCTGTGCTGCCGGTAATGACCTTGATGTGATTGGTGCCAATTACAACACCACACGCCTGACTATCACCCCGGCAGATGATTCGACCATCCCGCCGACACCGGCAGTGATGGAGTCTGACACCGATTATCGTCTGCGTATTCAGCAGGCGTTTGAAGGTTTAAGCGTTGCCGGGTCGGTGGGTGCCTATCAGTATCATGGTCGCAGTGCCGACGGGCGTGTCGCGGATATCTCTGTCACCAGTCCGTCTCCGGCCTGTGTCACCATCTCTGTGCTGTCACGTGAAAATAACGGTGTGGCATCTGAAGACCTGCTGGCTGTGGTGCGCAACGCCCTGAATGGCGAGGACGTCAGACCGGTGGCCGACCGTGTGACCGTGCAGTCTGCCGCCATCGTTGAATACCAGATAAATGCCACGCTTTATCTTTACCCTGGCCCCGAAAGCGAACCCATTCGCGCTGCCGCCGTGAAAAAACTGGAAGCGTATATCACGGCACAGCACCGGCTGGGGCGCGACATCCGACTATCTGCCATTTATGCCGCTTTGCATGTGGAAGGCGTGCAGCGTGTCGAACTGGCTGCACCGCTGGCCGACATCGTGCTCAACAGTACGCAGGCGTCTTTCTGTACCGAATACCGCGTCGTGACCGGAGGCTCGGATGAGTGATTCGCGCCTGCTGCCGACCGGCTCATCACCGCTTGAAGTCGCCGCTGCAAAAGCCTGTGCGGAAATTGAAAAAACGCCGGTCAGTATTCGTGAGCTGTGGAACCCGGACACCTGCCCGGCAAATCTGCTGCCGTGGCTGGCGTGGGCGTTTTCGGTCGACAGATGGGATGAAAAGTGGCCGGAAGCGACCAAACGCGCCGTTATCCGCGATGCCTATTTCATCCACTGTCATAAGGGCACGATAGGTGCAATCCGGCGTGTGGTGGAGCCGCTCGGCTATCTCATCAACGTGACGGAGTGGTGGGAAAACAGTGACCCGCCCGGCACCTTCCGGCTTGATATTGGTGTACTGGAAAGCGGTATCACAGAGGCAATGTATCAGGAAATGGAACGGCTGATTGCTGATGCCAAACCTGCAAGCCGCCACCTTATTGGCCTGAACATTACCCGGGACATTCCCGGCTACCTGTTTGTCGGTGGTGTGGCTTATGACGGCGATGTAATTACGGTTTACCCCGGATAAGTGAGGAATAATGAGCACAAAATTCAAAACCGTTATCACCACTGCCGGTGCAGCAAAGCTGGCAGCGGCAACCGCACCGGGAGGGCGGAAGGTCAACATTACCACGATGGCCGTCGGGGATGGCGGTGGTAAATTGCCTGTCCCGGATGCCGGACAGACCGGGCTTATCCACGAAGTCTGGCGACATGCGCTGAACAAAATCAGCCAGGACAAACGAAACAGTAATTATATTATCGCAGAGCTGGTTATTCCGCCGGAGGTGGGCGGTTTCTGGATGCGAGAGCTTGGCCTGTACGATGATGCGGGAACGTTAATTGCCGTGGCGAACATGGCCGAAAGTTATAAACCTACCCTTGCCGAAGGCTCAGGGCGTTCGCAGACCTGCCGCATGGTCATCATCGTCAGCAGTGTGGCCTCAGTGGAGCTGACCATTGACACCACAACGGTGATGGCGACGCAGGATTACGTTGATGGCAAAATTGCAGAGCATGAACAGTCACGACGTCACCCGGACGCCTCGCTGACCGCAAAAGGTTTTACTCAGTTAAGCAATGCGACCAACAGCACGTCTGAAACACTGGCCGCAACGCCGAAAGCGGTTAAGGCCGCATATGACCTTGCTAACGGGAAATATACCGCACAGGACGCTACCACAGCGCGAAAAGGTCTTGTCCAGCTAAGTAGTGCGACCAACAGCATGTCTGAAACGCTCGCCGCAACACCAAAAGCCGTTAAGACGGTAATGGATGAAACGAACAAGAAAGCGCCATTAAACAGCCCTGCACTGACCGGAACGCCAACGACGCCAACTGCGCGACAGGGAACGAATAATACTCAGATCGCAAACACGGCTTTCGTTATGGCCGCGATTGCCGCCCTTGTAGACTCGTCGCCTGACGCACTGAATACGCTGAACGAGCTGGCGGCGGCGCTGGGCAATGACCCGAATTTTGCTACCACCATGACTAATGCGCTTGCGGGTAAGCAACCGAAAGATGCCACTTTGACGGCGCTGGCGGGGCTTGCTACTGCGGCAGACAGGTTTCCGTATTTTACGGGGAATGATGTTGCCAGCCTGGCGACCCTGACAAAAGTCGGGCGGGATATTCTGGCTAAATCGACCGTTGCCGCCGTTATCGAATATCTCGGTTTACAGGAAACGGTAAACCGAGCCGGGAACGCCGTGCAAAAAAATGGCGATACCTTGTCCGGTGGACTTACTTTTGAAAACGACTCAATCCTTGCCTGGATTCGAAATACTGACTGGGCGAAGATTGGATTTAAAAATGATGCCGATGGTGACACTGATTCATACATGTGGTTTGAAACAGGCGACAACGGCAATGAATATTTCAAATGGAGAAGCCGTCAGGGCACCACAACAAAAGACCTGATGAATCTTAAATGGGATGCTTTGTCTGTCCTTGTTAAAGCCCTTTTCAGCAGTGAAGTAAAAATATCGACAGTCAATGCACTGAGAATCTTTAATTCATCCTTTGGTGCTATTTTTCGCCGTTCTGAAGAATGCCTGCATATTATCCCCACACGAGAGAATGAGGGGGAAAATGGTGATATCGGGCCACTACGCCCCTTTTCGTTGAATCTCAGAACTGGTCGCATAACTATGGGGCACGCTCTGGATGTTACAGGAGATATAACAACTAAAGCATGGGTGTACGCAAACCGCCTTGCAATTAACAGCAGCACAGGCATGTGGATTCATATGCGTGACCAGAATGTTATTTTTGGACGTAATGCGGTATCCACTGATGGTGCTCAGGCTTTGCTCCGTCAGGACCATGCCGACCGCAAATTTATGATTGGCGGTCTGGGAAATAAGCAATTTGGCATCTACATGATTAATAACTCAAGGACAGCCAATGGCACCGATGGTCAGGCATACATGGATAATAACGGTAACTGGCTTTGTGGTTCGCAAGTTATTCCCGGCAACTATGGCAATTTTGATTCCAGATATGTGAAAGATGTTCGACTTGGTTCACAGCAATATTATGGAGTGAACAACTGGCAAACATGGAATTTCCAGTGCCCATCAGGTCATGTATTGTCTGGTATTAATGTTCAGGATACAGGTTCCAACTCTGCCGATAATATAGCGGGTGTTTATTACAGACCCGTCCAAAAGTATATAAATGGCACCTGGTATAATGTAGCGAGCGTTTAATATGATGCACTTAAAGAACATAAAAGCGGGTAACGCTAAAACACTGGAACAGTATGAGTTAACAAAGAAACACGGAGTTATCTGGCTTTACTCTGAGGACGGAAAAAACTGGTATGAGGAAGTAAGTAATTTTCAGGAAGACACGATAAAGATTGTTTACGACGAGAATAATATAATTGTCGGCATCACCAGAGATGCTTCAACGCTTAACCCTGAAGGTTTCAGCGTTGTCGAGGTTCCTGATATTACCTCCAACCGACGTGCTGATGACTCAGGTAAATGGATGTTTAAGGATGGTGCCGTGATTAAGCGGATTTATACGGCAGACGAACAGCAACAACAGGCCGAATCACAAAAGGCCGCGTTACTTTCCGAAGCTGAATCAGTTATCCAGCCGCTGGAACGCGCCGTCAGGCTGAATATGGCGACGGATGAGGAGCGCGCACGACTGGAGTCATGGGAACGCTACAGCGTTCTGGTCAGCCGTGTGGATCCTGCAAATCCTGAATGGCCGGAAATGCCGCAATAAGTTGCATGAGCTCTGGTGTGAGCTTACATATCTATGGCACAGAGTAAAGCCTAATCTGACAGTCCGCTCTGTGCCAAAAGCAGACATTGATAACATTGAGATATGTTAATTTATAGGGAGCAGCTCAAGGCCATTGGAGCTTCCAGTTTTTGCCCCTGAAACCGTTCCCGATGAGTACTTCCACCTGAAGACTGCGCAGTCTTAGTTTTCGTTTCCTTTAGTTTATCCCTTTATGATACCGATAAAAACTTTTTTGTAATTTCTGCTGCCGTTTTCTCCATGCTGGGATATACAGTGCTTTCGGATATATTAAGCTGTGCCAGCTCTTCCAGAATTTTATTTTTGTTCGCTATCTCCACTCTGTTAAGAGGAAACTCAGCATCTGTTTCCGGTAAAATGGGATCAAGTCCGAACAGAAGAAAAGCTCCTGCCTGAGATTGTATGCGTTCATTATTTATTTTTGCCTTAAGGAAAACAACTTTCTTTAAGTCATCAGGGATTATTCTGTTTCTGAAATATGATTTTTCATTCTGTATAAGGTCTGCAAGTTTATCAGTGAGTTCAGGTAACTCCATACTACCTTTTCTGGCATCAATGGAAGACAATTTTTCCAACTCTTCGTAAGATAAAAGTGATAAGTTTGCTATACAGCTCACTGTGTCTGAGTCGAAATATTTAATTTTCTTTCTGTTTGTTGAAAACGCAATCACCTGTCCGTTTTCATCGGGGTTCGAACAGCAAGCAAAATATAATGCTATCAGTGGGTTAGATGTAATGTCTAAGAGTCTTGTAGGCAAGCCATAATGCTGCATGCGGACAAGTTTATCAATCGTAAATTTATCCTCCTTAAATTCATTTGGTCTTGCGCTGAGTATTTCACGTACTAAATCAGATTCTGAAGCAAGATGCCTGTACGTCCCGTTTTGATTTTTTCTGTAAAGAGAGGGGACAAGCTCATATGAGCTTTTAGAGTGTCCACGATAGAAGGTAATGAGACCATCACGAAAGTTTTTCTTAATGAAATTAAGATAATCTATAATATTCTCGACTACTGGGTATGTTTGTTTTTTTAATTTGATTGTACCTTTCAGATGGCTATTTTTTTTGTTTAAACCAAGTAATTCCAGAACAATATTCAAATCCTTATTTTTTACTGCCCAATGTGTACGACTTAACCCGAAAGATCCTAGTCCTAGGGTTTCTTTATATAATGTCGTTTGGGGATTCGTTATTTCTCCAAAATCATGATTAATCTTGAAAGAAAATAAAATATCGCCACCATCTTTACGTAAATTTCTTATTTCCCCAAGCCTGATCCTGATGTACTTGTTTGTATCATATTCATCATCTTTTGTATAAATTTCGGTCATGAACAACACCGGTAGCTTGGCGAGTACTCTTAAGGTATCGGGTCTTATTGGTGTTAATTTTCTGTAAATATTGCTTGGGGTGCCTTCCAGCATGCGGGACATCGAGAAGCTTTCCTTGCCTTCTTTAAGCTCAGGGTCCATACACGGCCAGCGGTCAAAAACGTCCGGTTCTCCGGCCATGATTAAGCTAAACATCGCAATCTCCTAAATTTACTTACTAAAGTCAGTGTATTTTTATCATGTTGCTTCATTGTGTATGAAAGTAACATTGGTTGTCCATGCTCGTATGTCTCTCATAATTCACAAATTTGCGAATATTTTTTATAAAAATTCAAAACTGATAGGGTGACACAATCAAAATTCACAAAGTGAACCTGCTTCTAATGTGGTTACGGTACGATCATGTGGGCAATTTCCATTGCTGAAAACTCCGGGATCAACCATGATGTATGAGCTGTAGTATGAAGTCTCTTGCTATCCGGTTAAGTAAATGTCTGCTTCTCACTCAAAGCAGACTGTCAGATTTGATAACTTTTGGGCTATGTAAATTGTCAGTCGGAAAATGAGTGAGTTCAAATCAGGACAGGCGGGCGAATTGCCCGCCTTTTCTTTAATCTGTTGTTTCATCCACTGACCAGTCAGGTCAAATAGCGTCTCATGCACTGCCCAACAGAAAATAGTTGCACCCATTAACCACGGAGTTAAACGGATGAGTGACTATCATCACGGCGTGCAGGTGCTGGAGATTAACGACGGCACCCGCGTCATTTCCACTGTATCCACTGCCATTGTCGGCATGGTCTGCACGGCCAGCGATGCGGATGCGGAAACCTTCCCCCTCAATAAACCGGTGCTGATTACCAATGTGCAGAGCGCAATTGCAAAGGCCGGTAAAAAAGGCACGCTGGCGGCATCGTTGCAGGCCATCGCTGACCAGTCAAAACCGGTCACCGTTGTCGTGCGTGTTGAAGACGGCACCGGCGACGACGAAGAAACGAAACTCGCGCAGACCGTTTCCAATATCATCGGCACCACTGACGAAAACGGTCAGTATACCGGACTGAAAGCCCTGCTGGCGGCAGAGTCGGTAACCGGTGTTAAACCGCGTATTCTCGGCGTGCCGGGACTGGACACCAAAGAGGTGGCTGTTGCACTGGCATCAGTCTGTCAGAAGCTGCGCGCTTTCGGGTATATCAGCGCATGGGGCTGTAAAACCATTTCCGAGGTGAAAGCCTACCGCCAGAATTTCAGCCAGCGTGAGCTGATGGTCATCTGGCCGGATTTCCTCGCATGGGATACGGTCAGCAGCACTACCGCCACCGCGTATGCCACCGCCCGTGCGCTGGGGCTGCGTGCTAAAATCGACCAGGAGCAGGGCTGGCATAAAACGCTGTCCAACGTCGGGGTAAACGGTGTTACCGGCATCAGCGCATCTGTATTCTGGGATTTGCAGGAGTCCGGCACCGATGCTGACCTGCTGAACGAGGCAGGCGTCACAACGCTGATTCGCCGCGACGGTTTCCGCTTCTGGGGTAACCGTACCTGCTCTGATGACCCGCTGTTCCTCTTTGAAAACTACACCCGCACCGCGCAGGTGATGGCCGACACGATGGCTGAGGCGCACATGTGGGCGGTGGACAAGCCCATCACCGCAACGCTGATTCGCGACATCGTTGACGGCATCAATGCCAAATTCCGTGAGCTGAAAACAAACGGCTATATCGTGGATGCGACCTGCTGGTTCAGCGAAGAATCCAACGATGCGGAAACCCTCAAGGCCGGAAAACTGTATATCGACTACGACTATACACCGGTGCCTCCTCTTGAAAACCTGACCCTGCGCCAGCGTATTACCGATAAATACCTGGCAAATCTGGTCACCTCGGTTAACAGCAATTAAGGAGCCTGACCGATGGCAATGCCGCGCAAACTCAAGTTAATGAACGTCTTTCTGAACGGCTACAGCTATCAGGGCGTCGCGAAGTCCGTCACGCTACCAAAACTGACCCGTAAGCTCGAAAACTATCGCGGTGCGGGGATGAACGGCAGCGCACCGGTAGACCTCGGCCTTGATGACGATGCGCTGTCAATGGAGTGGTCGCTCGGTGGCTTCCCGGATTCGGTTATCTGGGAGCTTTACGCCGCAACCGGTGTGGATGCCGTACCGATTCGTTTTGCAGGCTCTTACCAGCGCGACGATACCGGCGAAACGGTGGCCGTCGAGGTGGTCATGCGTGGACGTCAGAAAGAAATCGACACCGGCGAGGGCAAACAGGGAGAAGACACCGAGTCGAAAATCTCCGTGGTCTGCACCTATTTCCGGCTGACGATGGACGGTAAGGAGCTGGTCGAAATCGACACCATCAACATGATTGAGAAGGTGAACGGCGTCGACCGGCTGGAGCAACACCGCCGCAATATCGGCCTGTGATTTTCATCCGGTCAGCCTGGCTGACCGGTTAACCCCGATTCAGAAGTGAGAAAACCATGAACAAAGAAAATGTCATTACCCTGGACAATCCGGTCAAACGTGGTGAGCAGGTTATCGAACAGGTCACGCTGATGAAACCCAATGCCGGGACGCTGCGCGGTGTCAGTCTGGCAGCGGTCGCGAACTCCGAAGTCGATGCACTGATTAAGGTGCTGCCGCGCATGACGGCACCGATGCTGACCGAGCAGGAAGTCGCTGCGCTGGAACTGCCTGACCTTGTGGCGCTGGCCGGTAAGGTGGTCGGTTTTTTGTCGCCGAACTCGGTGCAGTGACGTTTCCGAAAAATCTCTCGGTCGATGACCTGATGGCGGATGTGGCAGTGATATTTCACTGGCCGCCATCAGAACTGTATCCCATGAGCCTGACCGAACTCATCACATGGCGCGAAAAGGCGCTCCGGCGAAGCGGAAACACGAATGAGTAACAATGTAAAATTACAGGTATTGCTCAGGGCTGTTGACCAGGCATCCCGCCCGTTTAAATCCATCCGCACAGCGAGTAAGTCGCTGTCGGGGGATATCCGGGAAACACAAAAATCACTGCGCGAGCTGAACGGTCACGCATCCCGTATTGAGGGATTTCGCAAGACCAGCGCACAGCTTGCCGTGACTGGTCATGCACTTGAAAAGGCACGGCAGGAAGCCGAAGCCCTTGCCACACAGTTTAAAAACACCGAACGTCCGACCCGTGCTCAGGCGAAAGTGCTGGAATCCGCAAAGCGTGCGGCGGAGGACTTACAGGCGAAATGTAACCACCTGACGGATTCCGTTAAACGCCAGCAACGGGAACTGGCCGCTGTGGGAATTAATACCCGCAATCTTGCACATGATGAGCAGGGACTGAAAAACCGTATCAGTGAAACCACCGCACAGCTTAACCGTCAGCGCGACGCGCTGGCGCGTGTCAGTGCGCAACAGGCAAAACTTAACGCAGTCAAACAGCGTTATCAGGCAGGCAAGGAACTGGCCGGAAATATGGCCTCGGTGGGCGCTGCCGGTGTGGGGATTGCGGCGGCGGGAACGATGGCCGGAGTTAAGCTGCTGATGCCCGGTTATGAGTTTGCGCAGAAAAACTCAGAATTGCAGGCCGTGCTCGGAGTGGCAAAAGACTCCGCCGAAATGGCTGCACTACGCAAACAGGCGCGCCAGCTCGGCGACAATACCGCCGCCTCGGCAGATGATGCAGCCGGTGCGCAGATTATTATTGCGAAAGCCGGTGGGGATGTTGATGCCATTCAGGCGGCAACGCCGGTCACGCTGAATATGGCGCTGGCGAACCGTCGCACGATGGAAGAAAACGCTGCCCTGCTGATGGGGATGAAATCCGCCTTTCAGCTTTCAAACGATAAGGTCGCTCATATCGGGGATGTTCTCTCCATGACGATGAACAAAACCGCCGCCGATTTTGACGGTATGAGCGATGCGCTGACCTATGCTGCACCTGTGGCAAAAAATGCCGGTGTCAGCATTGAAGAAACCGCCGCAATGGTCGGAGCGCTGCATGATGCAAAAATCACAGGCTCAATGGCGGGGACGGGAAGCCGTGCCGTGTTAAGTCGCCTGCAGGCACCGACGGGAAAAGCATGGGATGCACTCAAAGAGCTTGGCGTGAAAACCTCAGACAGTAAGGGAAACACCCGACCAGTATTTACCATTCTGAAAGAAATGCAGGCCAGTTTTGAGAAAAACCGGCTCGGTACTGCCCAGCAGGCTGAATACATGAAAACCATTTTCGGGGAGGAAGCCAGCTCAGCCGCCGCCGTGCTGATGACTGCCGCCTCAACCGGAAAGCTGGACAAACTGACCGCTGCGTTTAAAGCCTCAGACGGGAAGACCGCCGAGCTGGTAAATATCATGCAGGATAACCTCGGCGGTGACTTTAAGGAGTTTCAGTCTGCTTATGAGGCGGTGGGGACTGACCTGTTTGACCAGCAGGAAGGCGCACTGCGTAATCTCACGCAGACGGCCACAAAGTATGTGTTAAAACTCGACGGCTGGATCAAGAAAAACAAATCACTGGCGTCAACCATTGGCCTCATTGCCGGTGGCGCGCTGGCGCTGATTGGCATCATCGGTGCAATTGGTCTTGTAGCCTGGCCGGTTATCACCGGCATCAATGCCATCATCGCGGCAGCAGGCGCAATGGGGGCAATCTTCACGACGGTTGGCAGTGCTGTTATGACCGCCATCGGGGCTATTAGCTGGCCGGTTGTGGCTGTGGTGGCTGCCATTGTCGCCGGGGCGTTGCTTATCCGTAAATACTGGGAGCCTGTCAGCGCATTCTTTGGTGGTGTGGTTGAAGGGCTGAAAGCAGCATTTGCGCCGGTGGGGGAGCTGTTCTCGCCACTGAAACCGGTGTTTGACTGGCTGGGCGAAAAGTTACAGGCCGCGTGGAAGTGGTTTAAAAACCTGATTGCCCCGGTCAAAGCCACCCAGGACACCCTGAACCGTTGCCGTGATACTGGCGTCATGTTCGGGCAGGCACTGGCTGACGCGCTGATGCTGCCGCTTAATGCGTTCAACAAACTGCGCAGCGGTATTGACTGGGTACTGGAAAAACTCGGCGTCATCAACAAAGAGTCTGACGCACTTGACCAGACTGCCGCCAGAACTCATGCCGCCACGTATGGCACAGGTGGTTATATTCCGGCGACCAGCTCTTATGCAGGCTATCAGGCTTACCAGCCGGTCACGGCACCGGCTGGCCGCTCGTATGTAGACCAGAGTAAAAACGAATATCACATCAGCCTGCCGGGTGGTAATGCACCGGGAACACAGCTCGACCGCCAGTTACAGGATGCGCTCGAAAAATACGAGCGGGATAAACGTGCGCGCGCCCGTGCCAGCATGATGCATGACGGTTAAGGAGGTGACGAAAAATGATGCTCGCGTTAGGGATGTTTGTTTTTATGCGCCAGACGCTGCCGCACCAGACCATGCAACGTGAATCGGATTATCGCTGGCCGTCAAATTCCCGTATTGGTAAACGGGATGCCTATCAGTTTCTCGGTGTGGGTGAGGAAAACATGACGCTTGCCGGTGTGCTTTATCCCGAACTGACCGGCGGAAAGCTGACGATGACCACGCTCAGGCTGATGGCAGAGGAAGGCCGGGCGTGGCCGTTGCTGGATGGCACTGGCATGATTTACGGCATGTATGTCATCAGCAGGGTGAGTGAAACAGGGAGTATTTTCTTTGCAGACGGCACACCCCGGAAAATTGATTTTACGCTGTCGCTCACCCGCGTTGATGAATCACTGGCCGCGCTTTATGGCGATATCGGTAAACAGGCGGAATCGCTCATCGGTAAGGCTGGCAGTATGGCGACTAAATTCACGGATATGACGGGGGCGGGATAATGCTGGATGCACTGACATTTGATGCAGGCAGTACGCTGACGCCGGATTACATGCTGATGCTCGACAGCAGGGATATTACCGGCAATATCAGCGACCGTCTGATGAGTATGACCCTGACGGATAACCGGGGCTTTGAGGCTGACCAGCTTGATATTGAACTGAACGATGCCGACGGGCAGGTCGGGCTGCCGGTTCGTGGCGCTGTCCTGACGGTGTATATCGGCTGGAAAGGTTTTGCCCTGGTATGCAAAGGGAAATTTACCGTTGATGAGGTTGAACACCGGGGCGCGCCGGATGTGGTTACCATCCGCGCCCGGAGTGCAGATTTTCGCGGGACGCTCAATTCCCGCCGTGAAGGCTCCTGGCATGACACCACGCTCGGTGCGATTGTTGAGGCGATCGCCTCCCGTAACAGGCTGGAAGCCAGTGTCGCTCCGTCACTGGCCGGAATTAAAATCCCGCACATCGACCAGTCGCAGGAGTCCGATGTGAAATTCCTGACCCGTCTTGCTGAACGCAACGGCGGTGAGGTGTCGGTAAAAATGGGAAAACTGCTGTTTCTCAAAGCGGGGCATGGGGTGACGGCCAGCGGTAAAAAAATCCCGCAGATCACCATCACCCGCAGCGACGGTGACCGTCATCATTTTGCGATTGCTGACCGTGGAGCCTATACCGGCGTAACGGCAAAGTGGCTTCACACCAAAGACCCGAAGCCGCAAAAGCAGAAGGTAAAACTGAAACGCAAAAAGAAAGAGAAACACCTGCGCGCACTGGAGCACCCGAAAGCGAAACCAGTCACGCAGAAGAAAGCGCCAAAAGTACCGGAAGCGCGCGAAGGTGAATACATGGCCGGTGAGGCTGACAACGTTTTTGCCCTGACCACGGTATATGCCACGAAAGCGCAGGCCATGCGCGCCGCTCAGGCGAAGTGGGATAAGCTGCAACGGGGCGTGGCGGAGTTCTCCATCAGCCTGGCTACCGGTCGGGCAGATATTTACACGGAAACACCGGTCAAAGTGTCAGGCTTTAAGCGCGTCATAGACGAGCAGGACTGGACAATCACTAAGGTGACACATTTTCTGAATAATAGCGGCTTCACGACGTCCTTAGAGCTTGAGGTCAGGCTTTCTGATGTGGAGTACGAAACAGAAGATGATGAGTGATGTATTTATTTTATCTGTTTGTTTTATAAGGATAAATTAACTAAAATGGCACCATCAACAAAACCGGAAGAGGTGCTCGCGATGTTTCATTGTCCTTTATGCCAGCATGCCGCACATGCGCGTACAAGCCGCTATATCACTGACACGACAAAAGAGCGTTATCACCAGTGCCAGAACGTGAATTGCAGCGCCACGTTCATCACCTATGAGTCGGTACAGAGATACATCGTGAAGCCGGGAGAAGTCCACGCCGTAAGGCCGCACCCGTTACCGTCAGGGCAGCAAATTATGTGGATGTAATTACAAACAGAAAGCCCCTCAGTCGAGGGGCTTTTTTGTCGATGTGGTCAATGTGTGGACGTGACCAGAAATAAATCCTTTTATTTCATTGAATTACGCGTAAAAAATAAGCCCGTGTAAGGGAGATTACACAGGCTAAGGAGGTGGTTCCTGGTACAGCTAGCATTTTATGGGTTATGTTTTTCAGCG